CTATCCACACGCGCATCTGTTTCCCTGCGGTGTACCGACGCTCGCGCACGTACCCCAAAGCCTGCAAAACTTTGCCAATTCGTTGTTCTTCACGTTTTGATATGGACTTCGCGTCCAGACGGAGCGCGCCTACCAATACATCATTTGCATGCAAAAATTCGCGCATTCGTGGTGTGCTAGTCTCGTCTTCGAACTCGCCCGGCGTGTCGAGCCACTGATCGACAATCGGCGTCCACGCATCCGAGATCTTGTGTTCGGCATGCACGTGCACCGCGAGACGCTCGGCGTCGCGCCAGTCGATACTGGTCAGGTCGTACACCGCCGCAGCTTCGGCCCACAATTGAAGGCAGTCGCGTGCAATGCCTTCGGGGTCGCACACCCCGACCATGATCGGCAACCAGCGCCGTTCGCCCGTCTCGTCGCCCAGGAATTCTTCCTGGTTGGTGGTGCCGAAGAACAGGAAGCGCCGGGCGAAATGGGTGTTGAACTCTTTGTAAAGCGTTCGCCATTCCTCATGTGTGCGACTGATAAACGCCTTGATCGACTCGGCGTCACGTGTGTGCAGGCCGCGCAACTCGCCCAGCTCAAGCACAAGCCGGCCGCGCATGCGGCGCGATGCTTCGGCGTCGCGCTCGGCGAGGTTCAGTTCGGAATAGAAGTCAATGGCCGGCGCGAGCGCCTTGACCGCGCGCGTCTTGCCCGCACCCTGCCTGCCGACGAACACAGGCGCCATCGGCGCTTCGCAGCCCGGTGACAGCACGCGCCCGGCCATCGCCGTCCACATATAGCGCGACACCGCACGTACGTATTCGCTGTCGGTGACGCCCATGTAGGTAGTCAGGAAAGACTCGATGCGCGGCGTACCATCCCACTCAAGCGTGCGCAGCCACTGGATCGCGCTGTCGAAGCGGTTGTCGTCGGCCACGAGCCAGACGCCGTCGCGCAGCATTTCCTTCGTGAGCTTTTTAAATCCCTGCTGCTCAAGTCTGATCTGCAGGCGGGTGTAATCGGCATCGGTGAAGCCGCGCCAGTCGTCGGTGCCCTGGGCGGCGAGCATGATCTCGGCGCGGAACTCGTCGAAGCGGATATGCACGCCGGCTTCGAACGGATCGGCAAGCCCCTTGACCACGTTCTCGATGACGGCAAGGATCTCGCCATTGTTGTTGCGCTTGAAGCCCGGCCGCGAGCGCTGCGGCGCTTCACCGGGCGCGGTGGCGATCACTTCGAAGTCGTCTTCGATCGGTTCCTGCCAGCCGTACTCGCGCGCGGTGTGCAGGATCGTGCGCGCGGTGATTGCGCCGCGCTCGCCGTCGTGCGCCTGCTTGATGTGCGGCCACACACGCTCGTTCAGGAAGTCGGGCGCGTACTTGCTCGACCTGGCCGAGAACTCATGCGCGAGCGCGAGCCCGTCATCCGACCCGCTCGTCGCGTGATGCAGCGCGAATATGATGTTGCGCCACGCCTCATAGTCGAGTTCGTCGCCGCCCGAGTTGGGGATCGCGTCGAGCGCGGCGCGGATCTGGTCGAGTTCTATCGACACTTCGCCGACGGTGGGCGCGACGGGTTGCTCGCGCTCGACGACCGGGCAGGGCAGCGACAGCGGCCAGTCCATCTCGGCGGCGTAGTCTTTGGGCATGTCGTCCAGCTCGAACGAATCGAGCGGCACCGACGCGCCGGCCAGCGGCAGCACGAACATATTGCCGAAGCCGTCGGCCGGCACGCTGTTCTGCTTCGGGAAAATCTCGACTTCACCGCGCGAGACGCCGGCCACGCCGGAACGCAGGCCGCACATTTCGAGCGCGGTGCGCAAACCATAGCGCACGCTGTACGCATCCTGCGGCGCATCCCACAGCAGATAGATGTGCAGCCCCGCGCCGCCCGACGAGCGGAACGGAATAGGGCGCCAGCCGAACTGTTCCATCGCGGCCATGATCTTGAGCGCCGCGGCCTGCATCTCGGGCCACGGCGTTTCGCCCTTGTGCGAGTCGAGATCGAGCAGCGCAATCAGCGTCGTGTTCGCGCCGGGCTCGATCTGCGCCGCGCCGTACGCCGGCCCACCGTTGACGTGGTGCGCGAGCTTCGCGTCGGTGAGCTTCTGGCGCGTGTGGGACATCTTGCCGTCGCGCTTGACCCAGCAGTGGGAAGTGACGACGCGCGAGACGATCGGCGCGAGCGCGGCGACCAGGGTTTCGTTATTCATAGGAGATCGGCGCCGTCGTCAAATGAGGTCGTAGTCGTCGAGCGCTTCGCTCGCGGCTTCGATGAAGGCTTTCGCGGCTTCGGCGTTGATCGCGTTGCCGTAGGCGCGCAGTCGTCCCACTCGGGCGGGAGCCCCATCAGCCAGCGGGAATGTGCCGGGTTCAACTGGCCGCCACTTTTCATCCCGGCAATAGATCCAGTCTGCATCCGCCCATCTGCCTGCCACACCTGTCTGCCCAACAAAGAGTTCTCGGATACGTTCGGCTGATAAGCGCCGTCCTTCCAATCCCGCGTTGTCGGCGTTGCCCAAGACGCGAGCTGCGTCTGCGTGCGCAGATCCGAGCACTGCCCGCCCCCGTCCGTGCCTCTGCTGTGCGCAGCTGCTGGTGTGTTCCAGAACGAGAGGCACGCTACCGCTGCCAGATCCGGTCCATGCGAGCGCATCGCTTCCCGAATGCCGCCTTCCGTTGAGCGAACACCTTTGGTGGCGAGACTGCTCGTCGGCCATGAAGTAAGCCCGGTCTCGGATATGCGGGGCACCGACGCCCGCAGACGGAAAAGCCAGCGCCCCGAAGGCATAACCCAATCCTTCCAGGTCAGCCGAAACAAGGTCGACCCACGATTCAACAGCTTTGCTTGAAACCTGTTCGCCAAAGATAGTTGCAGGTTTGCACTGTTGAATGAGCCAGTGCCATGCGGGCCACAAGTGCCGCTCGTCATCAAACCCAGCGCCTTTGCCTGCCGCGCTGAAAGGCTGGCAGGGGCATGATCCAGTCCAGACGGGTTCGTCGTCAGACCAGCCAGCGAGTCGCAAAGCGTAGGACCAGACGCCGATTCCGGCGAAGAAGTGGCACTGTCGATAAGGCTTGAGATCGTCGGGTCGTACATCCTCTATGCTCCGTTCGTCGACATCGCCCGGCGCAATGCGCCCCGTCGCGATCAAATTGCGCAGCCACTGCGCGGCGTAGGGGTCGATTTCGTTGTAATAAGCAGCCACGCAAACCCCTTTTCTTAAGACGAAATAACCCCACGACTCGTAGGGGAAATCCCTAGAGCCCTTATTTTTCCGCTAATGTTCGGTCCGTGTTAGGCTTGACCTTACACCGCGACGGGTAAGCCGTCAGTCGGATTTGGATACCGTTCAGGGGCGAGCATGTGGGGAGTGAATTCCCAGCTGGTTAGCTCGGCGAGCGCGAGCACGCGGTCAGGCGGGAGACGATCCTTTTCAACCCATTCGTACACGGAGATTCGCGATATGCCCAATTTACGTGCCACCGCCCCCGCCTTACCGGCCTTCTCAACTGCGTTTCTGATCATCGACACCGGTTACCTCTCACTCACGTTAGGCATTTCCGAACATTCTAGTCAGGCGTCACCGTACAGTCAACATAATGTATGGGGAAAATCGTCATGACACTCGGTGCGCGCATCCGTGAGAAGCGGAAAGAGAACGGTCTGACCCTGGCGCAACTCGGCGCGGTGTTTGGGATCACGCGATCTTCGGTGTCGGATTGGGAGAACGGGCACACCCGTCCGGATCAGGCGAAACTTGTCAGGCTGGCCGACGCCTTACGCACGACGGTGGAATATTTGCTGGAAGATAGCCCGGTAAAAACACCCTTAATCACCGAATCGCAAAGAAGCACCCCGCGTACATTGATAGACCGAAACGTGGCCGGCACAGACCAACCGGCCGGAAAGTTACCGGTCATCTCTTGGGCGCAGGCCGGGTTATGGGGTGAGAAATTGAATGCAAAAGACTTGGGAGACTCCGTGGAATGGGTAACGAGCCCGTATGAGGGTGAGTTCGTTCTTCGGGTGGTAGGGGATAGCATGTACAACCCTGGCGGTGACACGTCGTTCCGGGACGGGGACTTGATCTCGGTGAGCACGCGGCGCGATGTCTCGCATAAAAAGCTGGTGATCGTCATGCGCCGTGGCGAATCGGTGCCGACGTTCAAGCAGTATCTGGTGGAGAATGATGGTTCTGTATTGCTGCACGCACTGAACCCGAGCTGGCCGAACAAGTATCTTCCGTTCGACGACCACTGCCAGGTGCTCGGCGTCGTCACTGGACAATGGAGGGAACACTAAAATGATCGAACACATCGCTACACAACTCGCGTACGCCGCGACCGGATTCGCTGCGCT